CCTACATTAACACATGTTCGGACGATGCCGTTATGGTCGATCATAATCCGGATGAAGGGTTTAAATTCTATCTGAGAAGCGATCGGGAGGGTGAAAGCTGATGGATTGTAAGTTATCCCCACTCAGGGAAATCGCTGATCCGTTTAACCTCGGCTATCGTGCCGGTATGGAGGCTGCTACCCAGAAGTGGATCAGTGTAGACGCAGAGCAAAAGCCCCGACACGGGAGAGAGTATCTCTGTGTATGTTCGTTACCCGATGATCCGATGCATGAATGGGATTGGCTGATGGTGTTGCGTTGGTACGCTGACGGAGGGAATGGCTATGTCGATCGACCTCATTTCACCGATGAGGGTGTCAACGGTATGACTGTTACTCATTGGATGGCGTTGCCGGAATTGCCGAGAATCGCTCCCGAATAACAACACCATCGACAACACCATCGACAACACCATTAACACCATTTTCGGAAAAATGACGGTCTCGGGCCGGTCTGAGTGAAAAATAAATTTTTCTGATTTTCGTCCTCGGGGCCGTCTAACATCATATGGTGTTGTTAAAACACGATGGTGTTAAAAATGGTGTTTATGCAAGGTGCATAAAAAGTCGGGTCGTGAACCCTATCAAATCAAGGTTTCTTTGTTCAAGGTATCTATATTTTATATATAATATAACACCATAACATCATTTTTAGAAAAATATAAGAAGATATATAAATATATTATATATAAAAGAAAAAGAGATATAAGAAAAAGAAAGTATATAAGAAATCGCAAAAAATGGTGTTATGGTGTTAATGGTGTTATTTCGGAGGTGAGAGTGTGAATTATGTGCCGTGTCGCTTCTGTGCTGACAGATCATTGCACTGTCACTCGAGATGCGAAAAGTATATCAAGTATAAGGCTGAGCGCGAGAAGGAGCGAGCCGAGAGACTGAACAATGTCGATGTGAACTCGTATGTAATCGGTGGAATCAAAGACCGTGAAAAGAAACGGAGGCAGTGAGATGACGGATCAGGAGCGAAACGCTAAAATAAAATATCTTGAATCCTATAAATGGCTGAACGCCGAGATCGAGGATGATGAAGAGCGTCTCGCTCGTTTGGATGCTCGACTATATGACGCACCGATCAAGAAGATCTCCGACATGCCCCGAGGTGGTCAGCCGGTGACGATAGACACTCTGGTCAATCAGAAGATGGAGCTCCAGAAACAGATCAACGAAAAGTGTGCTCAACGAAAGGAGATCATCGATCGGATCGAGAGTCTGCGAGATCATCGCGACCGGCGAATCCTGAAGCTCGAGTTCATAGATGATCTGACTCATGAGCAAGTCGCAGAGCGGATAAACTATTCGGTCGCTCAGACGCGCCGTTATTATGAGGCCGCTCTCGAACGTTTCGAATTATGAGCATAAATGATCATAGATGTTCTTGAATGCTCATCTCCTATCGGCTATTATGATAGTGTCCCACGGGTAGGGCGAGCGGCATGTGTCGCTCGTGTGGGATCACCTCCTTTCGTTGAGGGCTCGTGTTTGCCAGCGCGCGAGCCCGTTTTAATTGGAGGGATATAAATGCTGTTGAAACTCTGCAACAAATGCGGCAAGCCTTGCGCATATCCTGCGGCGTACTGCCCGACATGTCTGCCGATGGTCACGGCTGCGCGTGAAGCTCGAGAAGCTGAAGTAAAAGCCCGAGCAGATAGGGCGTATAATTCTCGGCGTGATCCGAAGTATGTGCGCTTCTACAAGTCGAAGCCCTGGCGGATGCTGTCGGCTCGATACATGCAGGATCATTCGTGGACATGCGAAGGGTGTGGAGGTCTCGCCGTTGAGGTTCATCACATGCAAGCAATACAAACACCCGAAGGATGGGAACGCCGATTCGACGTAACGAATTTGAAAGCTGTATGTGTGGACTGTCACAACAAAGAACACAAAAGATTTCAATCAAAAGCGAAACGCTCTCAGAAGCCGTAAAAGGCGATTTGAGGCGTTTTTCTTTTTAGGCGATGATTTACTCACGGAATCACAAAACGTGACTCTGTGTGTCAATTTGAAACCCTGACGAGGGGTATCGAAAAAAGTTTTAAATATTTTGCTGGGGAACGGTGCAGGGGGAGGTATTTTGAGCAAAAACTCCCTTTTTACCCGGAACCTAAAACGAACAGATGTTCGAAACGACGAAAGGGAGTGGCTTTTTATGGCTGGACGAAATAAAGAGCCCGTGAATCTCATCCTCATGAAAGGGAAGAAACATCTCACTAAGGATGAGATCGAGCGAAGGCGAAAAGAGGAGCTCGACGTTCCGAGCGATGCGATCGAGGCTCCGCCGTATCTGACGAAAGCTCAGAAGAAAACGTTCGACGAAATCGCGAAGATCCTCAAGGATCTCAAGATTATGACGAACCTCGACTGTGACGCTCTGGCGAGTTACATCGTGGCCCGTGATGGTTGGGTGAATGCTGGGAAACAACTTCGAAAGAAGGAAGTCAAAGCGAATCCGAAACTGATGAATCAGTGGTCGCTCATTGAAACCCGGTATCGGAAGGATATGCGAACGGCGGCGACTGATCTCGGACTGACGATCACCTCCCGAGGAAAGATCGTCGCACCGATCACCGAGACTCCGGCTCCGCCTGAGAATAAGTTCGCGAAATTTGCTGGCGGTGGTTCCTGATGGATAGAGTCACAGAATATGCGGCTCGAGTCGTCGCGGATCCGATCGCGATGAACGCCGGAAACCTCCACGTCCTCGCGTGTAAACGACACTTGCGAGACATCGAGCGTCAGGAGACCGAGGCGTTTCCGTACCGATGGGACGTGGACGCGAGCAATCGTGTGCTCGAATATGCTGAAACGCTGACCGTGCTCGAAGGTGCGAAACCTCGACCGGTGCATCTGCTCGACTGTCAGGCGTTCGACGTCGGCTCGACGTTCGGATGGAAGAAGCTCGACGGGAACCGACGATTCCGCCGCCGATATAAATCGGTCGCACGTCAGAACGGCAAGACCTTCGAGAACGGTATCATCGGATCGTATATCGCGAATTTCTCCGGTTATAAATACGGCAAACTCTTCACGGTTGCTACGAAGCAAGCCCAGGCGAAACTCGCGTGGGATGAGATCGCGAAGTTCATTCGAGCCGATAAGGATCTCGGACAGCTCTTCAGGATTCAGGACTATAAGCTCCTGATCACTGCTCTCAATACTCTATGCACAATCGAGGCTCTCTCGAAAGAGCGCAGTCTCGACGACGGCTTTCGATCGATATTCGCGAGCGTGGACGAAATCCACCAACACCCGGACAATTCGATCTATAAAGCTATATACAACGGTCAACGCTCGCTCGTCGAAGCATTGGTCTCAATGATTACAACTCGCGGTAAAAAGCTCAATTCTTTCTGTAAGGAAATGGACGATTACTGCATCAACATCCTCTCCGGTGTCGTCACCGCTGAGGATTTTTTCATCGACATCTATTGTCTCGACGCACATGACGACATCTGGAATCCGAAAAATCAGATCAAAGCGAATCCGTTCCTCTGCTCCACCGAGCACGGTCGCGAGACTCTCGCCCGAGATGCTCAGACTGCAAAGGACATGGGTGGCGCGGATCTGCGAGATTTCATCACGAAGAGTCTGAACATGTGGGTCACGTCGTCGGACGATGCGTTCGTCGATGCTGAGAAGTTCGCTCGCTGCGGCTCCGACCGTGGGCTCGAATGTTTCCGAGGCCGAGAATGTTATGTCGGCCTTGACTTGAGTTCCGGCGGAGACCTGACGACGATCGCTCTCGAGTTTATCAAGGATGACGGGACTCCGTATTTCTGGAGTCATTCGTTCATGCCGAGAGGCCGACTCGATGAGCACATCGCGAGCGATCTCGAGCCCTATGACGTGTGGGAGTCCGAGGGGCTCATCACCGTCACCGGTGGAGCGATGGATTTCAAAAACGATTATAAGTTCATCATCAAGACTCTGAAAGATCTGATCGCGAAATATGAGATCAAGATCCTCGGGATCGCATACGACCCACACAACGCGGACGGCGTTCTCTCCGATCTGGAGGAGTTCGGCAAACCGCTCATGATGATAACTCAGTCGGCT